CCAATTCTATAGGTAACGTCTGTCGTGCTTAGATAAGCATTCCATCGCGCCTGAATCTCTGCCTCTTTCTCGTCCTCGTCATCACCTGTAGCAGTACCAAGGAAAGCAATCTTGTATTCCTGCCCTGTTACCCATGAGCCTGCATTTACTTTAGTGACGTTAGCGTTACCCAAAGACATACCTATACCTAAGAAGTCTCGGCACTCAACATCAATAATCATGTCGTCGTTCAAGCCAGTAAAGGAAAGTCCGTTTGCTCTAACTGTTCGTTGTCGGCCTAGCAAGGTAAACCCTACAAGCTCTACTGCTTTTTCTTGATCTGTAAAGTAAGGCTTCTCGTTAGTGCCTTCGCCATAAGTTCTACCGCAATCATTAATAGTTAAAAGGCTACTGCCTACAGGGAACGTTGCGCCAATGTTCAGGAATGACATTAACTTGCCAGTACCATGAATAGAAACGAGAGCCTTATCCATTACAAGCGGAGTGTTTGTTGTAGCAATGCCGTCAGTAAACAGCACCTGATAGTTATTTGCTTTAGCCGCAGCTAACAAAGCAACAAGAGCAGTGCCATTGTCAGTGCCGTCAGTCTGAACTGCACCGTCTTTCTGGAAAGCAGCATCACGCTTAATTCCATATTGCAGATCAATGATTGCTCCGCCTTCCCACGTTGCCTTAGCCTGACCATCAATCCCTACTAAGTCGATGTAAGATCCGCCATCAGCAGTGCCAGTAGCAACGTCTACAATCTTATATGTATTTCCACCGCCATCGTAAGTGCTGTAATAGCCAAGGGTTGTAGCAACATCTCCTACTTCCAGGCCAGTATTGCTAACCATATCAGCAACAGTGTTGTAGTAATTTCCAGAGCCAACAGCAATAGCGGTGGGGCCACTAGAAACAAAAGGTCTACCCAAGCTGTCAAACTTTAAGAACTTATTAGCTCTATTGGCTTTAACTGGGATTGTCATATCCACAGTAGGGTCTTCATCCTTTAGGCGTATTGCTCTGCTGATGTCAGTCTGCAACTGATTCATGGCAATGTAGCCTTTGTCAAAGTCGCCATTAACATCGGATGCTAAGAAGTCACCAGCATTCTGGTACTGGGTGGTGCGGTCAATAGGCATTGCAAGGAAGACACTGACTGTATCTCCACTAGAAGCAGGAGTAGATAGCGTAACAAATCCACCGCTATTGCTGACGATGGCAACTGTGTAGTCTGTATTCAAAGACAACACTACACCGTTCTTAATTACCTTTAGATCAGAAGATAAGAGAGTTTGGAATGTATAGTTAAATACATTTTGTCCAGACGTAGCAACATAATCATTTCTGGTAGTAGCGCCAGTAACAGACATCCTTATTCCTCAATGACTTTAATCATTCCCAGTGCAGCTAGTGCCGCAGTAGGCTTTATACCCTGATCTGTTTCAATGGCAAATGTTAAACCGCTATCAGCAAGAGCGTCAAAGTAGTCTTCAGGAAAATTGCCGGAGCTTACCCAGTATTTTCTTAGCCCTTTCTTAAACAGGCTTGTAAACATATCGGGAGATGTTAAGTCCTGAGCAGCAGCTTGGTCTTTGTTGGCTACAATAATGGTGGCGAATACACTCACTAGATAGACACTCCTGTTTTATTTGCAATGTACTTTTCGGCAGATGCAACTTCACTTGCGTCAGACAAAGCGCCTCGTACAATAAGTCCGTAAACTCTTCCATCTAACTGCAAGAGTGATCCGTTATTTCTTGCGCCAAGATTAAGAGGCCAAGTACCAAATGGGCCGGTACCTTGATCTGCGGTAGGCGAAGCCTTTTCGACTCCATCTACTCTAATGGTGGTAACGTCATTTGCTATATCAGAAAGTCCTGTCAGAACGCTTGTAACTGGAGGGGTGTAACCTGTTGCGTTAGCATTTACACCGCTAGTTCCTTTAGATGAATATCTCCAAACATTACCACCAATAGAGGCAAGTCTAAATGTTCCATCGTTACCGCCAAAAGTGTTCGACAGCTCTGCAACAACAGCAACTTCATCAGCTTCTTTCCTAGCACCAGAAAACACAGACATTGTGTTAGTGCCAGTGAAATCAATATCCGCTGAACGCAAACCGTCATCTACGCCATCAAACTCTAGGTAGTAAAGTCCACCAGCAAGTTTCAGAGTGGGACACTTTGTCTCGGTTGTTTGGAGAAGGTGATTACCGTTTCCAGACTTATCAAGAATCTTTCCAACTGGGCCATCTACAGACGCAGGTGTAGTGCCATCTTCCTCAAACAAAGTAGACAGGTCTGAAGGGTCGTACCAGCCCCCTTCTTCACCATTAGAAAAGAGAGAGGCAGGACTAAACCCACCCCCATGCATTGTAGGAACTTTGAATAATGTAGCGCCAATGCCAATCATTTAAGACACCAGTGCAAAAATGCCTGTTGCAGTGCTACCAGTTTTTACTCGCTTGCATGAGCAAACTAAGTAGAAGTTATCTGGCACAGTAACAGTACGCTCAAGACCTTGAACGGTTGTGAATACAACAGTACCGCCACCAGTAATGTATAGGCCAATAGCTACTGATTCAAGATAGTCGGTATCGTGTGGAGTTACTGGCAAAAAATCTTTAACTGCTCCAGTAAGGTTGTTACCTACACCTTTAAATACATTGTTAGTTGGGTTTGACATAATAATTTCCTGTTTGAATTGGGTTGATTATACTAAAAATTGGTTAAAAAATATACAGCTACTCGGCTAATCTTTCTATTCCGCGAACTATTGATAGGTTCTGAAAAATTACAAGTCTTCGTAACGCCCTAACGTCTGCATCAGTCATCGGCTCATTGCTTGTAAGAGCATTACTGGCTGCCACAGTGGTACTTAGTAGGCTGCCAAATGTCGGCCCTAGAAGCGATTCTGATACGGTACGAGAGACAAACCTAGATGCTGGCGCGCTAATCCCAAGCAGGGGTCGCAGTCCAACAGAGTTACTAGAAATCTTCTCAATAGTATTGTTGATCTCACCAATAACGCCAACGGCACCTGACCGGTCAATACCCTCAACTACCCAAGCCGCAGGGTCATCACTTGTCTCTCTACCTGCAATGTTTGACTTGAGGTAGTACGAAAACATACCCATACCTACTAGGGAGATAACACCGCCAATAGCGTTATGATCTTGTCCCTGTACGCCAGCAACAAGTACGCGCTGTGTGGCAGATAGTATGAAAGACCTGAACTGACCAATACTTTTACCCAGCTCGGAAGACATAAAGAGAGGCTTCTCCTGACCAGGCATGATGATTACTCGGTCAGATTCCTTACGCATAGCTGCACCCCACATACGCTCCAAGTCTGGTCGATCCCAGTTCTTAGCGTTAGTGATCCACACACCATCTTCATTCTTACCATACTTGTTGACCTGCTCCATCATGTCCATTGCAGATTGCTTATCAATACCAAGTCTAGTCAATCGCTTGTCAAACTTACCCTTGGATAGTCCGTCAAAGATAGAGGTTTGCATGGTAACAGCGTGTAACTGCTTCATGCCTGAAGTCCAGTAGTCCAAGAAGTTGATGCGACCAAACTTATTAGCAGCCGATCTAAGCCCTCTCTCGACCATTGTGCCGCCTTGCGTGTAATCCCCTACGTCAGCTATGACTTCTGCCTTACCTGACATGAGAACGTCTGTACCGATGCCGTAACGCTTTGCTTCTGCTGCCGCCAACTTGAACTGCTTAGTGTTGGTTGCAAGTGCGCCCAGTCCCTTAGAGAATGTCTTGGTAAAGCCCTCAGCCATAACGATACGCGCAGCATCTGGTAAGCTCGATACAGTCACGCCACCTAGCAATCGAAGGTAGTTAAGGTCACGAGATGATCTGCCAATACGAGTCCATACATTGTCCTCTTGGAATCCATACACGCCCCTGATGCGATCACGCATACCAGCAATGTCACGAATGTCAGCGTCCATCTTATTGCCCAGCTTAACAGCCTCTTTACCTGAAGCCTTCTTCATTGCCTCACTGTAGTAGTCTTGTATCTGCTTTATTTCGTTTTCAAGAGTTACATCGCCAAACTTACGAGTAAGCTCAATGTCAGCACCAGTTTGCTGTAGGTATCTCGTGCCCAAAGCCTCAATGTCATTCTCAAGGAACTCTTCGATAAGGTCGTCTTCGATGGTGAACCTTCTTGCTCTCAGAGGGCCGCGCAATGCACTAGCACCATTCAAACTAGAGCCTTTATTGCCTGAACTAAACCCTTCGCCCATCTTCCAATCGTATGGCAATCGTCCGTCAGGAGTGCCTAGAATGCGCTGGTGAATCTGTTGAGCAATGTTCTCATAGTCTTCTGGCTCAAAGTCCTTGCCCTTCTTAAACTCTGCTTTATCTATGATTGCCTGTAGTTTTT